AAAAGAAATTAAAAAAGAAAGTTAAACAAAGTCTGCAAGAGGCAAATTTTGGGGTAAAAAGTGAGGAGACCTAAAAGCTTACCAGTTAAAAATAAAACTCCTTTAACTGCCAGAGAAAAGAAGTTTGTAAAAAAAGTATTGGAATATGAGCAGATTGGAAAAGCTGCTCTGGCTGCTGGATATGCTAATCGTGAATATGGTTCAGCTCTTTTGAAAAGAGAGCATATTCGGCAAGCCATTTTAGAAGCAATGGATAAGGTAGGGATTAATAGTGGATATATTGCCCAGAAATTAAAAGAAGGCTTGGAAGCAACCTATCCTAAAAAATATAGTTCAAAGGGAAAGGTTGTTCAAGAAAATGAGCCAGATTATTTTACAAGAGGGCAATATTTAGATAAAGCATTAAAAGTTTCTGGGGCATATGATACAGAAACCAAAGAAGTTCATACTCAACGAGAGCTTGTTTTGGTTATTACACCAGAATTAGCAAAGGGATTGGTTGATGCTGAGATTATAGCTGCAGAAGAAATAAAAACGCTCCCAGAGCAAAAGGAGAATAAGGATGGCAAAAAAGTGGATACAAGGAGCAATACAGCATAAAGGTGCTTTGCGTAAAGAGCTTGGTGTAAAAGAAGGACAGACAATTCCTCAATCAAAATTAGAAGCAGCCGCCAAAAAGGGTGGAACACTTGGTCGTCGTGCCAGACTGGCTATGACTTTGAAAAAATTAAGAGAAAGAGCTAAAAAGTCATTGAAAGAAGCTCGGATGGGCTGATGTCTATAAAAGATTTAAGCCAGATTGATTTCTGGCGAGAAAAATGTCTTACTGATTTATACTTTTTATGTAGGGTTGTTTTGCAAACTCTGGAAGACCCAACTAATGGCTTTAAGGATATGTATAAGCCAACACATAAAGCTATTACGCAGTTTGTTCAGAAATATGGAACTCTTCCAGAACAGAATTTAGTTGTTCTCTGTCCAAGAGGTTGGTTAAAAAGTTATATTATTAGTGTTGGATTTATTATTCAAATTATTTTAAATGGGCTGGTTAATTCAAATAGAAAAGGAGAGACAATTCTTTTATCAAATGCTACTTTATCCAATGCTAAAATGTTCTTGAAGAAAATTAAATATAATTTTGAACATAATGAATTGTTGAGAGATTTATTTCCAGAAATTCCAAGAGACCCAGAGAAGCAAGCTGGTCGGTGGACGCTGGAAGAGATAGAGCTTAAGAATACTCTGGTTGAAACTGGTTCAGTAGAAGGAAACTTGGTGTCAAAGCATTACTCTATGTTAATTAATGATGATTTAGTTAACAAAGAGAATTGTTCTACACCAGAGCAGATTAATAAAACTATTGACTGGTGGAAGTTATCTCGTTCACTGCTTGAAAGTAGAGGGACAGAAATTATAATTGGAACTCGTTATGATAATGATGACTTATATGGTTATCTTCTAAACCAATTTTTTGGTTTTACTGTAGAGACTTATAATGAACACAGAAATAAACCAATAATTGAAACTCATAAAGATAATTATCATTATTTGAGAATTTCCTGCTGGGAAGACCCAGTAAATGAAAAAGGTTCAACATTTCCTACTTTATTTCCAGAAAGTAAACTGAAAAAAATAAAAGAACAGCAGGCAGAATTTTTCTTTGGTCAGTATTTAAATGACCCAATTTCTGACTCTACAGCAATTTTTAAAAGAAGCTGGATACAGCATTGGAGACGAGGAGAATTACCAGAAATAAGAAATACTTATATGCTTATTGACCCATCTGGTAAAGAAACTGCTGGAAGTGATAAAACAGGTATGGTTGTAATTGATGCTGGAGCGGATAAAAATTTATATGTGATTTATGCTAAAAGTAATAAAGAAACAGATTTGAAGGCGGTAGAGCAGATGATAAATCTTGCTTCACTTTATCAACCAATTTACATTGGAATAGAAGAAACCAAATATGAGGTTTATAGAGATTTATGTTCTTTTTTATTACCGCAATTAATCAGGCAGGGAAAACTTCCAAAAGGAAGTGAGGCTTATGCTAAATGCATACCAAATATTTTATTTCCATTAAAGCCTAAAAATAGACCAAAAGAATTACGGGTGAAAAATTTGACAGGTTGGTTTGAAAGTGGAAAAATTCTTCTTCCCCCAATTGGTTATGAAGATTTATTAAACGAAATTCTTTTCTTTGGACGAACCAGATACGATGATATTGTAGATGCTTTAGCTTATATTCTGGACTGTGTGGTTTTTCCTAATTCAGCCGAACCTAAAAAGCAATATATAACTTCTTATGATGCTAATTCATTTGCTGAAAGTGAGCGTAAGTTCTGGGAAAGTGAGGGGTGGAATAAATCCACAAATTTATTGGGTGATGATTTAGAATAAAGGATTTAACTATGATAATAATTTGTGTAAGTTTAATATTTTTAATTGGTGGTTTAGAATATTTGCATTGGAAAAGAGAAAAAGATTTACTCAATAGAATAATGGCAAAAAATTTTGCAGAATATAAACTCTTTGAACAACCAATTCAAAAAGAAGAAAAAAAGAAAGAGGAAGAAGAAGAAAAACCAAAGATTGATTTGAAGGCATTTGAAGAGGATTGGAGTGAAATAGAAGAGGAGAGATAAAATGTCTTTTTATCAGATAGAGAAAAAGATATTAAATGGAGACAAGCTCGCTGATGCTGATTTAGATTTTGTAAGAAATAGAACCGAATTTTACTGGAACAATCATCCAGATGTTTCAGTTAGATTTCCCCGCTGGAATAAGGTTTTAGCTTGGGTAGCTGGTTATCAGCATATTGATTATAATCTTTTTAAGAAAGAACTTGAGCCTGTTAAATTTAAAGGAAGAAGAGTTTTTATTAATAGATTAAAACCAATATTGCGGACAATGCTGGGTAAACTTCGTGGAATTGCTCCTCAATTTGGTGTTGTTCCAAATACCAGAGAATATGAGGATATTCAGGCAGCTACAGTTGGTGATTTATTATTAGAAGCATTAGCAGATAGGGTTAATTTTGAAAAAATTAGAAAAGAATTTTTTGCTTGGTTGCTTTTGACCAATCGGGCTTGTGTCAGGGTTTTTTGGGATGAAACAAAAGAAGGAATTATTGGTTATGAAACGGTTATAGATGAAGAAACCAAAGAACCAAACAGGATAATAGTTAAAGAAAAGGGCGATATAAATATGGAAGTTATATCACCCTTTAATTATCGCCACGACCCGCTTTATTCTTCTCCAGATAAATGGAGATGGTTTTTATATGGAGAGTTGGTTAGTAGAGAAGAATTAGCAGATGCTTATGGTGTTGATGTAAGCGAATTGAAACAAGAAAAAGCATTAGCACAGGGAATAATCAGTCCAGTTATTTTTTCAAAAGGACAGGAAGAATTAGACTTTTATCCTGCTTTAGCTTCTTCAGTTGATGAAGATACTACTATTAAATATGAGCTTTGGACACCAAATATGTATTTCATTATTGGTGGTGGAAAAATTCTGGATTATGGTATAAATGCTGATGGAATAATTCCTTTCTTTGCTTATGAAGATATGACTATTCCTATTAGTAATTATGAAAAAGAAGTAGCTTTTAATGATAGCATTTTTAAAGATTTAATTCCTGCTCAACACGAGTATAATAGACAAATGACATTAATCAGTCTGGCTATTGAACGGGCATCAAAAATAAAAGTTCTTGCTCCACTTAATGCTCTTCTGAATAAAAATCAGGTTTATGATGAGAGTGGATTAACTGTAATTGATTATGCTGCTCAGCTTGGTGAACCACATCAATTAAGGCTGGATACTTTGCCACCTTTAACAATTCCTTACAAGCAGGAATTGGAAAGAGATTTAGAAAATGTTAGTGGAGTTCACGAAGTTAGCTTTGGACGTCTGCCAGAAAGAGCTTCGCACGCTTCTGGTGTATTGGTCAATTTATTACTTGAACAGGATGATAGTGTTCTTGACCCAATCATAAAAGAAGTAGATGCGGTTTTCTCAAAAGCGTGGTCTTATGCTCTTGAGATTGTTCAGAAAAATTATGTTCTGCCAAGACTGCTAAAAATTGTTGGTAGAGATAAACAGGATAGTGTATTTGCTTTTGCTGGGGCAGATTTAAGAAATAATACAGATGTGCTGGTAACTACAAATGTTTCATTACCAAAGAGCAGAATAATGCGTTCAGAGTGGGTTATTCGTTTAGCACAACTTGGTTTACTTAAAGACCCAAAACTTATTCTGGAATTACTTGAATTTGGTGGAGCAAAGCAATTATATGAAACAGAATTGATGCACGAAAAGAAAGCCTTACGAGAGAATAATGATATTGAAAAGAACCCAGCTATTCTTCCTCAAGAAGAAGCAAAATTTATTTATATACTTGATGACCACGAAATTCATTTAAAAATACATTTAAGATTAAGATTATCAGAACAATATTCTCGGCTTACAGCTTCGCAAAAGCAGGCTCTTGAAGCACATATTCAAGAGCATTTGCAATATATACAACAAGCTATGCAACAGCAACAACAAATGCTGCAGCAAGCTAATCCGAAATCAACTCCCGAAGAAGCTGGGATACAGACCCCACCTGCTGGGCAATCTGGAAACCCAACTGAAGGGAACATAGTAGGAGAATTTTAATGGTAAATGAAAAATTAGAAAATGATGACAAAGAATTTGAAGAAGACATCAATCTTGATGATACTGATGTTGATTCAACAATTAAATCAATGATTGATGAACTTGAAGAATTACCAGATGAAGAGGTAGAAGTAGAGGAAGAAGAGCCTATTGAGGAAGAGGTAAAAGAGGGTGAAGAGGAAGAAGAAGAAAAAGTTGAAAAAGAAGAAAAGGTAGAAAAAATAGAAAACGAGACAATTAAGAAAATTAAAGAATTTATTAAAGCAGATACAACCCTTAAATCAAAAGGGTTAGAGGCAAAAGTCGGAGACTTTACTCCAGAGGAACTTACTGCTCTATTACAGAAAGGACTTCGGTTTTATCAAGCAATGGAAGAAAATTCCAGAAAAGCAGAAGAATTGGCTGCTAAAGAAAAAATGCTTGAGGACGCTTTAAAACTGGCACAGCATCAAAAAGGTGGGCTTTCTGAAGCTCAAAAGGAAACTTTAGCTCAAAAGGCTGGAGAAATTCCTGATGAGACTTTAGAAATAACCGACTTTGATGATGAGGCGACCAAAGTTTTAAAGAACTCTCTAAAGCAACTTAAGGCTCAAGTAGCAGACTTAACTGCTGCTCAAGCTCAAAAAGAAGTTGAAAAGCAATCGGCAGCCCTGATGCAGGAGATTGAGAAGCATAAAGAAGATTATCCTCTTGCTAATGTAGAAGAAGTGTTGGCTGTTCATTTCTTAACTGGTGGGCAAGTTCCTATTCAAAAAGTTATGGAAGCCTCGCAGAAATATTATGGTTCTGTTGATTTTGTTAAAAGAATTTTTTCATCTAATCCTGAAATTAAGCAAGAGGTAATGGGAGAACTTATTAAAGAATATTTAGCTAAACAGGCTAAAGCTAAAAAGACTACTCCTGTATCAAAAACTTCTGGTGAAACTAAAAAGGTAGTTGTGTCTGCTCCAGAAAAAGCAACAATCACTCTGGATAATGCTTCCGAATATGCCAAAAAGCTCTATAGAGACTATATAGAGAAATCAAAATTAGAGGAATAAACTATGGCTATGCAAGAATATCAATATATTCAGAAAATTTTAAAAGAGGTTTATGCTCCTGCAATTGTAAACCAGATGCCTAAAAAAGTTCCTGCTTGGGCAATTTTTGAGAAAAAGACTGCTGATTTTGCTGGTAAACAATTAACTATTCCTGTTCAATTAGCGTTCAGTGAAGCTGTCGGTGGAGCTGCTACTAATATCTATGACCTGCCTGAAGCCCAAAGAAACACCTATGACCAGACCTATATTAAAATCAAGAGAATTTATGGTCGTGTAATGGTTGATGGTTTTTCTATTGAAGCTTCAAAGGGCAAGGGTGGCTGGGTTGATATCCTGACCAATGAAATTAAGGGTGTTACCAACGCTTTTGCTCTTGATATGGATAGGCAGACTATTACTTTTGGAACTGGCATTATTGGTCTGGTTAATACAGCTATTTCTTCTTCCCAAAATTATATTGTGGTAAAAGATGCTGCTGGTCTTACTGGGGATACTCCTGCTACTAAATTCTTCAGGAAAGGTATGAAGATTTATATACCTAATAGCACTACTCCGTATACTGGTCAGATTACTTCTGTTGATGCTGCTAATAATAAAATTTATGTTTCTCCAAATATTGGCACTGCTGCTGCTGGTGATGCAATTTATCGTTATGGTGTATATGATGCTTCTGTTGACAATATTGGTGAAGTAGTTGGTATTGGTGCTATTGTTAGTGCTGGAAATCTTGGTAGCACTTTTCAGGGAATTGATGCAACTACTGAACCCCTGTGGCAAGCTTATGTAAAGTCCAGTGCTGGTCTTATTTCTGAAACGCTAATTCAGGAAACTCTGGATGCAATTGACCAGAGAACCGATGGTGAACCCGTTGACCAGATTTGGACGACCTATGCAATTCGCAATAAATTAATTACTATGATGCAGGCATTGAGGCAACTTGTCAATACGCAGGAATTTACTGCTGGTTGGAAAGCTATCAAATATGTTGGTGGTAATATTGAACTTCCTATTATTGCTCATCCTCGTATGTTCAATGGTTATATGTATTTCATCTCCAGTCCGCATATTAAGAGATATGAATTGCTGCCACTTACTTGGGATGATAAAGGTGGTGGAGTTGTTAAACCTGTCGCTGGCAAGGATGCTTATGAAGCGTGGTTTAAAGTTTATACAAACTATGGCACTGATTGCAGGAACGCTCACGGTGTGTTAACTGGTGTAACTACTTCATAAAATTGGGTGAGGGGGAGAACATTTGTTCTCCCCTTATCACTTCTTTATACTGGAGATAAAATGAAAGAACCAACAATTTTACCAGAAGAGATTAATAGAATTAAATCAGTTATATTTGAAACTTTGGATGAGTTTGAACTAAATGATATAATTTTTAAAGTTCCTGAAGTTGAATTTAAAATGGGAACAAGAACAGGAAAAGAATTTTGGGTTAGTATAAAAAATAAAGATAAAGAAATGATAATTAAATTAAAGAGGCTATAAAATGCTTTCACCTAAATGGTTTGAAAAAGAATTGTCTTATATTGACCCAGAATATTTTGTAGTTTGGGATGGAAAGAAGTATCGTTGGCAAATTCGTAGATGGTTAACTAAACCAACTGTCTGGAGTAGAGGTGATTGGGATAATATTATGAAGAACAGCGTGCTGATTTTGATTGTTAAATATAATGATGATAGAGGAAGGGATATTGGTTATCATCCGTTAGACCAACGAGTTCTTTATACATTAAAAAAAGCAAAGAAGTTTACAGAAAGACCCGCTCATAAAATCTTAAAAGAAATTGATGATGCTAACGCAGAATTGGTAAAGAAGGCAGAGCAGGAAGAAGAAGAGATTATTAAAGATGCTGCTAAAATTGGTTATAATGCTATGACAAGAATATGGAGTAAATAAATGAATATTACAGCTTTCCGTTCTTATGTCAGGTCATTGCTGGCAGAGCCACAGGCATCTTACTGGACTGATGATGAAATAGACGCTTATTTAGAAGTAGCTTTAATTAATATTCTTGGAAGGTTCTGGTCATTACTTGTGCCTGTTTATTCTACTATTACTTATTTATCCACTACTGCAAATTCTCCATATATTGCTTTGCCAGAAGACTGCTCACGAGTAGTCTACTTAAAAGTAGCTTCTGACCCAAGTAAAATATTTCCTTATATTCCAGACAATATGCTTGATTATTATGAAGAAAATAATTTAGAAGGCTGGCGTTTTGAGGGTGGGCAGATAAGAATTTATCCAACTCCAACAGAAAGCAACCAGAACTATTTTAAATTAAAATATTTGCCTAAATTTCAAGATTTAACAGATGTTCCAGAAGAGTTGCATCCGTTGCTGGCAGTAGAAGTTGTTATTCAGGCAAAGGTAAAGGATGAGAATATTCCGCAATATTTATTAGTTCTTCAGAAACAATTTTATGATGATGCTGTTAGAAACTTAACTAAAAAACAGCTACAAAATGAAGAGATAATGGATTAATGAATATTCAAGGATTTTTTGAACTTAAAGATTGGTCATTAGGTTTAGACCTGACAAGTTCGGAAACTACTCTGGATATTCGCTCTTTAATTAAAGCTACTAATATAGAACTTACTCCCAAAAGGAGTTTAGCAAAAAGGAAAGGAGTAGCAAAGCTATTCTCTGAAAAGATTGCAGATGCTCCTGTAACAGATGTAATAAACTATTATTCTTCTAATGGAAATTATATATTAGCTCTTTGCAATGGCTCTCTATGGAGACATACTGCACTTGGATGGGAAGCAGTAAGAGCAGGTTTATCACAGATTAAAAGATTAAGTTTTTCTATTCTAAATGATGTTTGTTACATTGTTAATGGCTATGATGATAATTTTAAAGTTCTTAATAACAATAGTTATAATATAGGTATTGCAGCTTCTCCTTCTAAACCGACTGTTTCTAAAACGACAGGAACATTATCAGGTAATTATGCTTATGTTTATACTTATTATTCTTCATTATTTAACATAGAAAGTAATCCTTCTCCAGTATCAGATATTATTTCTCCTTCTAATGAAGGAATAAAAGTTGAGTATTTAAAAAGTTATGACCCTCAAGTTGATAAGATTAGGATTTATAGAACATATAGTTTACAACCAGCAGAAACTCCAGCTAATTTTTATTTAGTTACTGAAGTTGCTAATGCCGATAGTTACTATATTGACACAATTTCTGATAATAATTTAGGAACTACTGTTGAGTTTGATAATTATATTCCACCAACAGCTAAATTTATTACGGAATATAAAAATAGATTATTTTATGCTAATTGCCCAGATGAAAAAGATGGAGAAAGTTTAGTTGTTTATTCAAAAATAAACAATGGTGATGCTGTTCCACCGTTAAATTATGAGTATTTTGGTAAAGGAGATGGGGAAGAAATAACAGGTATTGCTTCTTTACCAGATTATTTAGTTGTCTTTAAAAAGAATAAAATTTTTACTATTGCAGGAGATTTTGAATTAAAGCGACTTGAAATATCTGATTATCAGATTGGTTGTATTTCTCCGTATTCAATAGTAAAAGTTGGAAAGCAGGTTGTATTCTTATCGGAAAATGGTTGGTATTCTTTTGATGGAGAAACCTTATATCCTGTTTCTAAAACTATAGCAGATAAACTAATTGCTGATGGATATATTTCTCCTTATAATCAAAATGGAGTAACTGGGGTTCTATATCCAACTAAAAATCAGATTAGATATTTAATTACTTCTTCTGGATTAGAAACAAGAGAATATGTAGCTACTTTTATTCTTCCAACAATTAATTATTTTGAGCCTATGCCTGTTACTGCTGTTGCAGGATATTTTGCTTGGACAGTAAATACTTATCCAAATCATAGTTTTAAATGCTTGGGAAAATATATTGATGAAGAAGGAGAAACCAGAATTATAGCTGGTGGGGCTGATGGTTATGTCTATCTTTTAGATAATGGGGATACAGATGAAAATTATCCTATTCCTGTTGAAATAGAAAGTGGTTGGTTTAATTTTAGAAAACCAGAGAATATGTGCTTTTTATTACGATATTTTAGATGTAATTATTATACAGGTGGAAAAGATAATATATCTCTTTCTTTTATGGTTGATTTTAATCCAAAGAAATATAACTATTACTTGAAGGGAACTAAAGCTGTTTATTGTGGAGACTCCAATACTTATTGTAGTCTGGTTTATTGTGGTGGCGGAGCAAATTTAATAGATGAAAAAGGAACAGATGCAGGATTAACAGGAAGGCTTTTTAAATATATTATTAAGGGTGATTTATCAAATGATTTTATTTTAAACTCTTTAACTCTGTATTACAGAGGAAAAGGTATTAGAGAGTATAAAGACTAAAATCATTTGGATACTTTATTATGGGCAATAAAAAAACTTTAGATATTATAAAAGATTTAAAAAAAAATATTATCTTTTCTACTCATCCACCTAAAGATAATGAAGGAGAAAACCAATCCTTTTGGTATGATAGCTCTAATAATAAGTTATATGCAAAAGTTAATAATAAGTGGAACTTGATTCGTGGTGAAGCCCCCGCTGGCGGTGGAGGCGGCTCTGGTGATATGCTTAAGTCTGTTTACGACAAAAACAACAACGGCATTGTTGACAACGCAGAGCTAATAGATGGCAGAAAAATTTATGTAATGAACCGACCGCCACTGAAAACTGAAGGCAAGGATGGCGATATTTGGATAGAGTATTAGGAGTAAAAAGATGGCTTGGGTATCACAATATGTAAATAATGTGGCTGGGGGATTGAAGGGTTTTTTAGATAATATTATTACGAACTATGGGCAAGAAGCTGGATATGGATGGAGTATATATGATAGCAACGCTGGGACAAATATTGGGGTGTATAAATGCCAACCAGACGCTAACAGTAATTTTATTTTAGTTGTAAAAGACAATCAGGCAGATTTTGCCACAATTGAGTATTGGGAAGATTGGGATGCCGTTAATCACGTTGGTGTTGGGAACTCAATGACATATGGTGTAAATAGCTCTTACACTTTAAGAGTGAGGAAAGCTACTGGAACTTTTAATGCCTCTATAAACAAAAGAAGAATTGTGTTGGCGGTGATGGCGTTAGGGATGGCTTATTATCTTGGTTATCCAAGAAGGTTTGATGAGACAAAAAATACACCCTGTTTTATTGGGCACGATGCTGCAACAAGTGGCGCATCTTATGCCTATAACTCATTGGCGGGGCAGTATTATCAAAACGTTGGTGGGGGGGTTTGGCGATGGTTCAAAAATAGTCTTGGAGCTATTAATCAGGTTTTAGCTGTTACTGGATTTAATGCAGGGAGCGTTGCTGCTTTTCCAAGATTTGATACTTGGACTACAACAGGGCAGCATTATATTTTTGAAAGCACGGCTCAAGAGGATGCTTCACCTTATAAATTAATTGGGATATTGGATGGGGTAATGTGTGTCGGTAATTGTCCGTCTGGAAGGGTAAATGGGGACACGATAGTAGTTGGAGAAGATGTTTGGCTGGTAGTGGTTGGTGGCAACTACACAACTTGTTTTATTAAGGAAGTGTGATGGCTCAAGTAAATGGGTTTTATTCTGACGGCTATGTGCTGTCGGACTATAACAATGCGGGTATATACAGCAAAGCTGGTTTATTCAGAAGTAGATGGTATGACCCAAGGACAGATAGTATTGACAATGGAAAGAAGCTAATATCAGCAGAAACTTATGAGATTATGATAAATGCTAATGATGTGCCAAGTGCTATAAAACTACAAATCAAATGTAGCGTAACAGGAAAAATAGTTGTTGAGATAGAGGAGGATGGGGCGATAACCGATAGCAAAACAAACAGCAGCGCCAATACTTGGGAAGAAATTACATTCACCCCTACCAAGAGACAGGTGAAGATAAGAATTAAGATGTTGCCAATAGCTCTTGGAAAAGTGGTTGTTGGGTATTTCAAAGACGTCAGGGTGTTTATGAGCAACTGTTTTTATAGTTTAGACTCTAACTTTGATGAGTTTATGCTGGATACTTCTCTTAATAGCCATTACCTCTGGGTAAAAATAAATGGCGAATGGACGCCAGCGAAGGTAACAATAATATAAGGAGATTAAAATGAGTATTCCAAATAAATTTCATACTTTTGTAGATGGACAGGTTGATGCTGGTAAGATTACTGCTGAAAGATTAAATGAAAACTGGGATAGACTTTATAATATGTTTAATCCCAATCAAGTTGGTATTTCAGAAGATAATATAGCTGCTGTCTCTAAAATTCTTATCAGCAATAGAAATTATACAGGAACAAATAAAATTACAGGAAACTTTGAGTTTGCTACTTTTCCAATAGTTCCAGATGGTTCTATTGCAGAGAGTAAAATCAATCTTGTTAATTTTATTACTAAACAAAATTTAGCAGCCAACCTGCCAACTAATCTTGCTTATAAAGATGCAAATGAAGCTATTTCTGGAAATTGGACAATTTCTGGTAGCTGGACATTTAATAATCCTATTTCTAATCTGGTTATTGAGTCTGTAGCTTCATTGCCACAAACAGTCACAAATGGCAAGTTATTGCTGTATAATGGGGAGTTATATCTTGGAAAAGATAGTGCTTGGAAAAAACTTGTTCCTGCTGATGAGCTGCTAATTCAAGGAATTATATCTTCTTCAAATTTAAGAAACTCTAAAGACACAGAAGAACCTTTTGGTGATATAGAGTATGCAAATTGGAGAGAGTTCACTCTAAATGAAGCTTCTTATGGTGCATTGACTTTTAATATAGAAGCTAAAGTTAACCTTACAGGTCAAACAGCTTCTATTTATTTTGCTATTAATGGCACTAAAGTAAGTGATTATTATACTGCTAATGATACAACTTATCATCCCTTTTCTTATACAATGCAAACAAGACAAAGTTTTCCAGTAGGCACTAAATTTCAAATCTGGGGTAAAGTAAGTGGTGTAGACCAACTTGGTTATATTAGAAATTTTAGGCTTTCTTATGATAGAGCTTTTGTTAAATTAAATGGTGTAGATGTTGCTGGTATTCTATTATATAGTCAAACACCATTGAATATGACATAAGGAGATGAAAATGAGTGATTTACCCTTAATACCATTACCTTCTCCAACTTATGGAACAGATTTTTATAATAAATATCTTGCTTCAGGAGGAACAAAAATGTTAAACCCATTAACTTTATCAGCTATAATTTCTGGTGGAACAAATTTATTGTCTGGATTATTGGGGGGACTTGGAAAAGGACACGCAGCTAAAAAACTTACTGAAGCTACTAAACCAACAACTCCTTATTATGAAACTTTTTCTACTCTTCCATATCTTCAGGGGTTATTACAATCTTCTTTACTTGGTGCATTACAGCAGGAACTTCCACAATCGGCTAATTGGGGAATAGATTTTAATTATCTACTTTCTATGCTAAATAAGAACAATCCATTAAGTCCAAATGCACCAAGATACTATTCACCATATAGTCTTCTTATGCAGAAGTATTTTAAGTAAGGAGAAAAATAATGGCAACTAATTTTTATAGTCCAGAGTTAGAAAATTTGAAAAAGAGCCTTTTAGCTCAAGACTGGTTCAAAAGCCCTTATGAAGATTTGTTTAAGCAGCAGATATCTACTCTACAGAACCCACAGGCTCAAATAAATACAGTTAGAGCGAATATATTAGGACAGACGAACGCAGGGCTTCAAGAAGCCCAGAGATTGGCTGGGTCAAGAGGATTTTTAGCTGGGCAGTCAGGTATAGCAGATAGAGCTATGCAGGATGTAATCAGACAGGGACAATCAGCATTAGGGCAGGCTATTGGAAATATTAATGCACAAAATTTAGGCTTGATTAATCAGTTATTACCAGAGATGGCACAGCAGGCTTCATTTGGTATGAGAAATGCTACTGAAGCTTTACAACAGGCTGGTGGATTAGAGCAGTTTCCACAACAGTTTGACTTTAACAAGCTGGTGACATTTTTGAACTTGTTACAAAATCTTTACGGTGGTGAGCAGCAGGCACAATTAGCCAGATACTCTCCATACTGGAACGCTATGACTGCTATTTATGGCGGGTAAAGGAGAACTCCAATGGCTATTGATTTAAGAACATTTGCAGCTTATTTGCAAAAAGCTGGACAAGATGTTTCAGATATGCTACTTCGGAAGTATTTAAATGATGAACAAATAAAACAAATGCAAATGCAGTTAGCTGCACAAGCCCAACAGCTACAACAGCGTTTAGCTGCAGAAGCACAGCAAGGAGAATTAAACAGGCAGACTGAATTACAAAGAACGCAAATGGTAGAAGAAGGTGCAAATAAACGAGCGGAAGCTGCAAGAAAAATTCAGGAAGCTAATCTTTCTATTGAAGAAGAATATAGAAAGAAAGCTAATGAAGGAGACCCCACAGCTAAAGAAGCATTAGGATTATACCATACTATGATTGGACAGGCTACTTTAGGACAGGATATTCCACCACAAGCGGAGCAAAGATTAAAGCAAATAGCTCCAGCTTTGTATAGTTTATACGGACAGACCCAATTTAATATTCAGCTCAAAGAAGCGGCTGAAGAAGCAAGGGAAAAAGCTACTCCTGTTGTTAATCCTATTGCAGAAGAAACAAGACAATTAAATGTTGCTGCTGCTGCTGCAGAAAGAAGAGTTGCTTCATTAGAAAGACAAGTAATGTCAGCAAAGAAAGCATTAGATGCTGCTCAAGTTAATAGAACAGGAAGTGCTGCTGACCAAAAGAAAAGAATTGAGAATGCACAAGATAATTATAATAATTTAGTAGCAGCCTTAAAAGCAGCAGAAGAGCAACGAGATATGCTTAAAGACCAATTGAGTATACAACAGCCTGCATCAAATCTATATAATCTTTATGCAAAATATGGTGCTATCCCATCAGAGCAACGGATTGAGGCTGAAATGAAAGCTGCCCAAAGAAAATCAGAACCAGAAGGAAGTTATTATTCTGAAAATGAAAGAGTAATATTAAACAGGATGGCTGAAACTCTTGCTCAAGCTATTCCTAATTGGAACGAATTAACTGATTTACAGAAAAATGACTTAATTAAAGAAAAATACTGGAAATATTTAGAAGAAAAAATTGCAGCAGGAAACCCACAATATGCTGAAATTTTAAAGAATATAAGAAAAAGAGAAGAGGACGAAGCAAAGAAAAATAAATAATAGGTTAAAGCTATGATTAATAATGAACAAGAAAAAAAGAAAAAAGAACTTATTGATGATGTTGATAAATTTTTAGAAAAAGACCTTGGCTTCTCATTGAGCAAATCCAGCACTACTCCTACATCTACTGCTGCCCCTACTACTCCTGCTCCTACACCACAGGCTGCTCCAACCCAACAGTCTGATATTGCTAAACCAGCTACGAAAACAGCTCCTGCTCAACCCTCTAATAAAGAAGATTTATTAAAAAGTGTTGATGAATTTATGAATAAAGAGCTTTATGGTATTCAACCTTCACAGCAGCAAGAAGCACCAACCACACTTGAACCAGAAAAAACAGAACTTCAAAAAGCTCTTTCCAGTGCCAGATACACTCAATTGACAGGATTACTACCACCTGAACGAAGGTATGAAGTAAAACAGTATATGGGTCTTCCTGTGCCAACGGGAAGATATATAACAGGTAAAAGTAATGAAGACCTTTTATCTCGCTCGTTATTTGATTATAATCGTCCTTCACCAATTGAGGGACAAGTAATCCCAGAAGGACAAGTTGGTTATGACCCTGTCTCTGGCTTATTGACTGCTGCAGGAACAGCATCTTTTGAAGGTCTTACTCTTTCTCTTCCAAGATTAGTGGCTGAACTTTTTGGAAGAGCCACCCATAAAGATTTATTTACTTATCAACCACAAACAACCGTAGAAAAAATGGCATCTGGTTTATCACTAATTGCTGGAACTATTGTTTCTCCTTTATTCCCCTTTCTTGCTAAAGGTATGTCTGCGGTTGCAAATGCTATTATTCCTGAAACCACCCTTAAAGCTATTTATGGTCAGGGAAAATTTTTCAATAGAGCGGCTTCAGCCGCCATTGCTTGGAGTAAAAAGACCTTTGCTGATGGATTAACTTTAGGAACTCTTTTTGCTTTACAAACACCAGTTGGAGAATCATTACCAGAAGATTTGTCTAATCGTCTTAAAAACTTTGCTCACGGTGCTGAAGTTGCTTCTATATATAATGTTATTGGATTATTAAGCCCAGAGCTTGCTACATTTCTCTTTGCTAAACCTGAAGCAAGAGCTTTGAGTTTTATTACTCCTTTAAAAACCCCGCTTCTTTTTAATGTTGCTAAAGCTGGTGCGGCGGCTGCTGCTGATATGTTATTAAATGGGATTGAAGGAAGAGATTTAGTAGATGTTATTTACTCTGCAGGTATTGCTGCTTACTTTGGATATAATACTAAATTTGTTCCACAGGCAGTATTAGCCAGAGCATTGGAAGCTCAGATTGATGAAGAGATTAGAAGAATAGAAGAGTCAGAAGGAAAATCAGAAGACCCGTTACGACAATGGGTTAAAAATGTAATAAATGATATTAATAAAAATCCAATGCCTTCTCCAGAGTGGCGAGAAACTATGGAGAAGGTAAGGAAAGCTAAAAATCCTTTAGCCAGATTAGAGGCATTGAAAAGTTTTGTAGATAGTGCTAAAGAAGGGCAGAGAATTCCTTTAACAGAATTACAGGCTATAAAAAGAATTATAAATGCCGCTTATGGTGATATAAATAGGTGGAGACAAGAAAATGAAGGAAAGCCCAAGGAAATGCCAGAAGGGTTCTTCTATGACCAGTTAGAAAAAAGACTTGATGAAAGTATTTTATTAATAAACCATTATGAAGCCCCAGAGACCGTTCCATATCCAGAAAAAGATGCTGATGGAAGAATTAAAGACCCTAAAGTTGGAACTCTGGCTTGGATTAAAAAAGGATTAAAGAGTGGTCGTTTAATTAAAACAAATGAAGGAATTATAATTGAAAAATATCCCGAACCACTTACAGATAATCAAACTAATTTTGAGCGTTATATCAAAACAACTAAAGTTGGGCAATATATTGGTGATACTCCGAAGGAAAAAGAATTATATTGGACAGAAGAAAGATTTAGTAATGAGCTGGGAAGTCCTAAATCTGAGCATATTACTCTATCAACTGACTTCAAAATAAGGGCTTCAAGGTTAGCTCCTCAAATTGCAAAAGCTCATAATGAAAATGGTGGCTCAACCTTTAGTTTATATAAAGGAGATAGAGTTGGGGAAGATGCTTATTCGGTTTCTATTTTCCCTGAACGCAGTTTAGTTATCAAAGATAGACCAATCACTAAAGAAGATATTATTGATTTTATAAATAGAAATGCAGACCTTTTCTCTAATCCATTTTATCATATTGGAACTTGGAGAAAAGCAGGCACATCTAATTATTTAGATGTTGCAATTGTAGTAAAAGATAGAGCAAAGGCTTTAGATTATGGTAGAAGGGCTAAACAAGAAGCTATTTTTTACTTAAAGGATAAAGTAGATATTCCTGTTGAAGGAAAAAGTGATGCTCCGCTTGGAAAAATTCAAGATAGGGTTTATTCTCCTGAAGAACCAGATATAACAGGATATTATTTTTCTGATAAAGTTAATACTCCTTATGCTTGGCTTTCTCCATTGGCTGTTGGAAAAGAAGGCTATTCAATATTTAAAGAAGGAAACCCCAAAAAGCCACTTAATAAAGGGCAGTTACCTTTTATTACTATTCATACTCCAGACTCTACTGTTGATATGGAGCAACATTATGGTCACTCTTTATATGAAGTTAAGTTAAATAAAAATGATTTATATATCTGGGATGGAAAATCTCCATTACCAACACCAGAAGAAATTGTATTTAATTATGATAAAGTAGGGGTATATATTCCTGAAAAGGGGATTCAATTATATACTCCTATAAGAGCGACAAGAGTAACTGCTTCTTTTAAGCCTACTGATTATACAAAAGGAATTCCTTATAGAACACAAGATATAATTAGCAAAGTTCCTACATTAAGAGAAGAAAAACCATTAAGTTCAGTAGATGAAGTAAGAGAAGTTCTTAATTCTTTCCCAATAGAACAGCAATTACGAATTATATTAGATGGGCATCTCTTCCGTTGCCCTGTTTGTGGTAAGATTACTATTGATGATAGCCCACAGGTGAAGTGCAGTCATTGTGGAAAAGACTTAACTGATGTTGCAATAGCTCAAAGAAAGCTTCTCTCTGATATAAAAGCAGGAGATTTAAAAGAATTTGTAAAGACTTTTACCAATGCATATAATTTTGATGACCCATCTTTTATGGAGCAATTTCTAAAAGATATGGGTCTTGTTATTACACCTGAAGATGTTGCAAAATCTTTAAACTTAAAGCTATTAGAAGAACACCCAAATGGTGTTCAAAGTTTTATTAATGGAAAGGGAGAAATAATTATTACTGGTCTTCAGGCTGAACCTGATACACCTATTGAAACCGTTTTGGATAATTTACCTGATAATGCTATTATAGCTGTTCAGGGCAATCTTGCTGAAGGTAAAGCAACAACTCTTACTGTTGGTGAGCTAAAGAAATTAATGAAAGCTAAAGATATAAAAGTTTGGACAACAGCTTTAACACCGTCTATTCATTTATTTGAACAATATCTTCCTGAACCGCTTAAACGGCTTTATTATAAAGGACGACAGGCATCAGATTTTATAGCTAAAGTTATTCAACCTAAATTAAAGGAATTTGATAAACTCTGTAAAGAATTAAAGATTACTAAAGAAGATAGCCATAATTTAGCACTCCTTGCATACTGGCAACAGGAAGACATAAGACCAACTTTACAAGAACTTTATGGCATTACAAAACCCCCAGAGCTTTCTGAAAATGCTAAAAAACTTTATGATTATGTTCAAAAAGAATTGTCTGGTTTTTGGTTTGATAAAACAAATGAAGCCAGAACAATATTAGGTGTTGAGCCACTTTCAAAAGATAACCCATTTTATTTTCCTGCTATTAGGGAATATGTAAAAAATCCAGAATATGCTGAAATCTTTTCACAAAAAGACCCAACTAAAGTAAGCAATTTTTTAAGAAATGTTTTTGACCCGTTTAATATTGAAAGAGTGCCAAATAAACAACCACTTAAATTAGATTTTGTTAATACTTATAAGCTTTATATGAATAGGCACGGCAGATGGATTGGAACAGCTCCTCTTAAAGCAGAAGGTAGATTATTTTTAAGTCCCATACGCTTTACTGTTGGAGACAATCTTTTTGCTTGGAATATGAAAGAAAATTTACCAATTATAGGCAGAGAACTTACACAATGGATAAATTATGTTAGTGTTGGTGAAGTTCCTTCTTTATTAAGGTATATAGAAAATAAACCAAAAATTGCCAAAGTAATGTCTTATATTATGAAATCAGTTTCATCCTCTATTTTAACCTTTAATGCCAGAAGTGCTGCAATTCAGCCAGCAGCTTTAAGAAATGCAATGAGAGACCTCACTACAAAAGATTTTTTGCGTGCTTTAATGGATATAGGCAGGTCTCCAAGACGAGCAAAAGAAGTGTTAAAGTTTATTAGAGAAAATAGTGAGCATATTGCTTCAAGGTCAATGGATGTAATGTTTGAGTGGTTAAAAGAAGACTTTGCTAAAAATCAAGGAAAAAGCATTGGAGAATTTTGGAAAAAATTTATTTTGTGGCAAACTAAAATAACTCAAACTGGTATTTATCCATTAAAACTACTGGACTTATTTACTTCTGAATTAACTTGGTATACTGCTTATTTAAAAGGACAACGATTGGGATATGAAGGAAAGAAGCTCATAAATTATGCTGATGATGTTGTTGTAAGAACACAGGCTTCAGCTAATCCTGAAGATATTTCCAAGATACAGCGAATAGCTGAAGGACGCTTTTTAACTGTTTTTCAAACCTTTACTATTAATGAGTGGCAAATAATGAAACAAATGTTATTTGCACCCGTTATGAAAATAAAAAGAAATGAACCAATTACATTTGATGATTTTGTGCAGGCAGGAAGATTTTTATTCTGGACTATGGCTTGGAATTATTTTTATGAAGATATTATGCGTATGCGTTCGCCATTTCCAACACCAATTAGAGAGTTCCGTCGTAAATATGCCGAGACAGAAGATGTTTTCTTGTCTGCGGCAAAGGCAATAAGAGAATTAGGTGAACAAGTTCCTGTCTTTGGTGCAACCCTTAAATATGGAACTCCTTATAAACTTCCTCTACCTGCTGCAGTTCAAACTCTGATAGATGTTGGAACAGCTACTAATAGACTTTTAGGAACAAGAAGACTTTCTGAATTAAGGCTTGAAGATTATTCAGCTTTTGCTAAATTAGCAGGAATTACAGGAGCAGCCCAAGCTGAAAAAATGATAAGAAGAACAAACAAGGGTATGAGTTGGTGGCAGTCTTTTCTCGGTGTTAAAATGGAAGATACAAATGCAGATGAAGAGACCAGAAGCTTATTGCAAAAATTGCTCGGTCTTGGTGGAGGCTACTAATGAAAAAGTCTGAAAAAATTTTAAGAGAACTTGGTTGTAATGTTCCTTCTTTGGGTAAGACTACTGAAGAACGATTAACTATTTTAGAGTATTTAATTAAGGATATACTTGATAATGAGCTTACCCATATTTGGCTAATATTAAAGATAATTCTTGGTGGTATTGTCTCTATTTTAGCTGCTATAATAGTTCAAATTATTACTAAGAGGTAAACTATGCCTTATAGTGTAAAAGAGAAAAAATTATATGCTAATTTAGTAAAGGAGTATGGAAAGAAAAAAGCACAGCAGGTTTATCACGCTATGCTTAATAGTGGAAAGTATGATAAAATCTTTAGTAAGAGGTCGTTGTTAAAAAGAAAAGCCAAAGAAGCTATTAAAGGTTGGTAATTATTTTTTATCCCAAACTTTATTTACAAATAAATTTATCTCAATTATATCTTCTAATTTTTTAGATATTGGAAATAAATAAAATTTAGTCATTGCTTTATTGACAATTTCTTTTGCCCTCTTAATATCTTTTTCATTAACTTCAATAATCAACTCATCGTGAATTTGTAAAAGGATTTGCCCATCAATTTTATTCTCTTTTAATTCTTTATCAACTTGAAGCATTGCTATTTTGATTATATCTGCTGCTGAACCTTGAACTGGAGTATTCATAGCAATGCGTTCACCAAAACTTTTTTCTGCTTCATTTAAACTCTTTAATTGTGGAATATATCTAATCCTTCCACCAATTGTAGAGACATAGTCATTATATAAACCTTCCTGCACCACTTCATTTTTATAATCACCAAGTCTGGGATAAACCCTAAAATATCTTTTTAATATTTTCCCTGCTTGAGATAAAGAACAATTAAGTTGCTTGGATAAAGCCTTAACACCCATACCGTATAAAATACCAAAGTTAATTGTTTTAGCTCTATCTCTGCCATCTGGTAAATTTTTAAAAAATTCTTGGGCAGTTTGCTGGTGAATATCTGCTCCATTTTTAAAAGCATTATACATCTTGCTTTCTCCAGATAAGAAAGCTGCTACTCTTAATTCAATTTGAGAATAATCAGCAATGATAAATTTATAACCATCTTTAGCAATAAAGTAAGAACGAATTTCTTTACCTAAATCCCCTTTTTTTGGAATATTTTGAAGGTTGGGGTCAGATGAAGCTAACCGTCCAGAAGCTGTATTGGTTTGATGGAAGAAAGTATGAAGTCTATGTTTACTATCTACCTTTTTAGGGAGAGCATCTAAATAAGTTGATTTTAATTTAAACAATTTTCTGTATTCTAAAAGAGCATCTACGATAGGGTGTTGTCCTTTTAATTCTTCTAAAGTCTCTATATCTGTTGAGAAAGAGCCAGTTTTAGTTGTTGCAAGAGGTTTTAATCCTAATTTTTTAAATAATAAAATGCTTAATTGTTTTGGAGAATTTATATTAATTTGCTCTTTGGCATAATAATAAATCTTTTTTTCTAATTTATTACACTCTTTACCAATTCTTTCCGAAAGTTTTTTAATTTTATTTACATCTATTTTAATTCCAGTAAAAATCATTTCAGCTAATACCTTTGCTAAAGGAAGCTCTATAGCCTTATACCATTGAAATAATTTTTTATTTTTAATTAGTTCTTTTTGTAAAATAGTATAAAGTTCATAAGTTAATTTGGCGTCAGTAATAGAATATGATGCCGCTCTTTTTATATCTACTCTATCAAAAGTAATTTTATTCTTTCCTTTCCCCAATAGCTCCTTTATATCTTGCTTTTTATTTTTACATTTATGTTTTATTCCTAAATTTCCCAAGCTATTATTCTGCTCTGGGTCAAGAAGATAAGCCATTATTTTTGTATCCTCATAGTCTCCAGATACTTCTATTCCTATTTTTTTAAGCTGCAAATAATCAAAAACGAAATGGTGGAAAATTTTTAGCTTTGGATTAAGAATATTAAAGAGTTCATTTAGATTTTCTTTTGCAGTAAAATAAAATCCTTCATTTGGGCTTATAGCAACAGAAACCCCAACCAGCTTATCATCAAAAGATAAACCAGTTGTTTCGGTATCAATTGCTACTATCTTTGCTCTTTTGAGTTTGTCTTTTATTCTTTTTTCCATTGTCTTTTTTTAACTCTATTGCTCTATCTTCATTAAGAGCAACATAAGCCTTTAGCGATTTAATAAATCCTTTTGATGGAGTTTTTAACCACTGCATCCTTGTAAGTATAAAATGCTCACCTTTGGTAATAACTACGGTCTCTTCTGGGTCATAACTAATATGATGAACTTGAATTACTTTTTTTGTCATTAGTTGAGATTTGAGCTTGGTTCTTTTATTATTTGAAAGCTTTTCATCAAATGCTGAATTACTTTTTCCAGACTTTCTAAAATAACTGTTGCTTCCTTTCCAGTTAATACTAACTCTCTTTTTTCTACAACTAAATAAATTTCTTCTTTCTGGTAATCAATAATTATTGCCATTTTCCCATCAAGCTCTGAAGAAGTCAATCCGAATAGTTCCAAGTTATTTCTCCTTTTTTTTAATAAAATTCATACACTCAAAAGAAATTAAAGTATCCAAATCTTCTTGACTTACCTTAATCTTACAATCATTTTTACACATTGCACATTTAGGAAGAACTTTATTCTTCTTTATAGAAGTGTTGACATCTTCTGTCCAAGCTGAAACAATTTCTTGAGCTGCATCAATTTCTTCAAGAGAAGCATAAGAGTTAGCAAATTTTTCCATACAGTCTTCATTGCAAAAGAAATAATGTGAAGAGTCAAGTTTTTTACCACAATAGCGGCAATATCTTTCTTTAGTCATCTTTGTTTTCCCAACCACTAAAATAACTTAATAAATCTTCAATATCATAAAAGATTGGAATTGCGTGCTCTTTAGCATATTCCAACTCTCTTCTTGTTCCAACTGAATTTTCAAATTCTGGAAGAACTAACACAGCATCGGCAACTGCTAAATAAGCCAAGCTTGTCTCATAAAAATCTTCTGACTTAAAGTTTCCCCAACCCCAAATAATTATAAGTATATCAAGAACAGGAACATAAGGAGCAAAGCCTCTTCTATATAAAGCAGTTCCAGTTGCTAAAAAAGAGGCAATATTAGCACAATACTCTAAAACAGGATGTTTGTTTTTAGAAGTTGGAGCGATAGCTCCAGCAATATAAACTCTTTTTCTCATTGTTTATTCTCCTTATTATTAAATGAAATCTCCATCAGATAGGCATCTAATCTTATGCCTGTTAATATTTCTATAATTTCTTTTTTAATAGCTGGGTGAATAGAACTATCTTCTTCTAATAATAACTCTCCCAATCTGGTATAATTACAAATATCCATTAGAGTATCTTTTATACTTTCATCTTTTACCTTTAATAATCCGCTTTGAACAAATCGGCGTAAGCGATTATATTTATCACCAATTCTAACAATAATTCCTTCAATGCCAAAATCTTTTAAATTAGCTAATGTATCCTGTTCACCAGAATAATCGTGTCCTTTATTAATCATTGTCTGTATATCTCGTTCAGTCATTTCTCTAACTTTTTCAATAGCGTCTTTAATATTCATTTTATTCTCCTTTTATTACTTTATCATAGAAATATTCATAAGCTACTTTATTATAATGCAATGCTAAGTTACCATTAACTGCCCAGAATTTCTGGAAAACATCAGACATAAAATTATCCAGTAATTTTGGTGCTGGAATAAGAAATTTAGAAACAACAAAATCATAATCCCCAACCATTTGAATATGAAAAGGAGTAAAGCAAGCAAAAGAAGAAAAATGAAAACGACGGGGGAGTTCTGGTGCATCTTCTAAATAATCAAATCTGTCAACAACTGGCACACTAAAATCAAATAATTTAGATACACCTATTTTTGCAATATGGCATCCAAGGCTCATTTCAACTATTCCTGCTGCTAATTTAAGATAGCCATCTTTAAAAGTAGCAGCCTCTTCTGGCACAACATTAAAAATAAATTGAACAGGTTGAGTGGCATTTCCTTTTGGAGAAATCAATAACCCATCAGCAACCTGATGGATAGAATATGTTTCACCCCGCACCATAGAAGGTAATAATTGATATTGATAGTCGTCATTTTTACTATCCTCAATAAGCAAAAATTCCTTCCATCCCCAATAAAATCCACCATACTTAAACACAAAATGTTTAGTATCGGTTGAAGAAATTTGTAAGCACATTAGTATACATCCCCATTTTCTTGAATTTTTTTATCTTCATAGGGAGCAACAGCTCTCCTATAAAGCTCTTGCTTTACACACTCCAAAATTCCAATTGCAGTATTATAAGCCTCATAATCTTCTCCAATAGTTTTTATATAAAACAATAGTAATTCTGTAATCAAGTAATTAATAACACCAGCATTGACAGGAGCATTATCAGCAAGCTTATCCATTATTATATCCAACCCACCGAACCAAAATGCCCTTTTTTCTTTTGTTATATATGGCATCTTTTTTCTCCTTTTATAAGGATATTATAGCATAAAATTCCTTAAATGTCAAATAATAAAAATGGCATTTGTCAAATATTTTTATATGGAAAAATTTGTAAATACTTGAAAAACAATAAGTTATGGTTACCATATGTCAAATGCTCCTCTTGCCTATTAGCATAAATTTTTCTACTTTATGATAAAGTTCTTTTAAAGATTGAACATCTTCAATATTGTGAACCAAAATATAATCTAATGCTTCTTTATCTCCAACAGCAGCTCTCATCCAAATGTTAGGGTCTCCTGTATGCTCTTTAGCAGGAATATCCAAAAGCCCGCAGGCGTTTGCCAGTTTCTTTCTGGATAAACGAAGTTTTTGTTTAACTGTTCCATAAACATCATTTACAAAAATTTCCCTGTAAGAAGGAAAGTCTAATCCCCATCTTAAAGCTCTGGTTCTGGCAAAAGGAATATCAAATCTATAATCTACCCCATTATAAACAATCAGACGGTCAAATCGTCGCATATCTTTAACTAAATCTTTTACTAATCTTTTATCAAATGTTAGCTTTTTAATTTCTGATGGTGTAATAAGTCCACTATAAATTGTATTAGTATCATCATCAAGAATACAGTATGAAAGCATAAAATCATAATCAGCATAAAAGCCAGTTGTTTCTATATCAAGAAATCCAATCTTTTCTTTATCCATTTCTGGATGCTCTCTTAAATAACAATTATAATGCTCCAAATAGCTAACTCCGTGCTTACAATAATGTTCACCCAGCCAAATTATCTGGTCTTTTTTTAGTTTTCTTATAGGAACTTTCATTATTTTCTCCTTTATCTTTTATTTCTTTCTTCTGATGGAACATAGTCATACCATACTCCATCAGTTTTAAAATCAGTTCCCTTAATTTCAAAATTAATCATTTTAAAATTAGGGTTTATTTGCGAGTGCCAATTTTTAGCTTTTACAATTATAAGTTGATTTCTATCCATTGAAAGGTATAAGCGTGGTTTTTCTAAACCAAAACTTGCCCCCCTTCCCAGCAAACTCTGGCTCGATTTTTGAATACCAATAAGTGCTATACCTTTATTTAATTTATCGTGAATTCTTGATAAAGTTTGACCAACCTTCCAGAATTCATCCGTAATTTCTAAATAATCTATAATATTAATGTCATCAGGAAAAATAACATCCTCAAACCTGCTGGTTCGGCAATAAGCATTAAAACCCCATTTTTTAATTTTAAACTGTTTTAACCTCAAAGCCAACTCTTCCTCAGACATCTCGCTATTAAAATAATGGATTGTATATTTATTCATATTATTCTTAATAAAATTAAGCATAAACAAAGTCTTGCCCATATTCTGTGTGCCTGCAATCACGATAATATTTTTAGGATAAATATCTACAAGTTCCTCAATCTTAAAGGGAAATTTTAAATCTAATGGCTTTGGAATTTCTGTTTTATTTAAATCAATTTTCTGCAGTTCACTTACCTTTTTTCTGTAGATAGCATTCCACCTTCCGCTTTTCTCAAGAACCCCTTCTTCAACTAACTCATTCAGTATCTTTGACACATTTTTCTTATCTGCTAAAGTGTAAATGTTCAAATCATTGCAAACATTTCTGAATGAAAACTGCCCAGTTGCTGAATTAACATATTCTCTAACTTCATCAATCAGGCTTACTTCCCTGCTTCCTACTCGTTTAATGGCACTTTCTATTTTAATTTTTAATTCTTTTTCTGGAAATGGTGGCTTGCACATTTGAGCATAAGGATGAAGAACATTATATATTTCTTCATATCTCATACCGCCCTTTGCCAGTGTATAAGCTAAATGAAATAATCCTTCATCCCTTCCACCCAATTGAAGATTAGCTTCAGTAAAAATTATAGAGCTATTTGTAGTTAATAAGGAAATTAAAGCTTCAGGAACAGGAGCAAATGTTTTAGGAAAATTTATCCATTGATATTTAGCGGCTGCCAACTCTGACGGCGGAAGCAAGACATAACCACCGTTATTCCTAATATCAATTTTCAATTGTGGATTGCTATTTGTTTTTAATGCTGAAGTATAAGCAAAATAAATATGATAGCCACCTCTTGGAGTTTGAACAATTCCTACTTTTTCTATCGGAATTATAGACTTTATTCTATCAAAAGCCTGCTGGCTATCACAATCTATTACTGTAATACCAGAAATCTGCCCAGTAATAACAGCAGCATTTCTTTTATCTCCAAACCATTTTTTAAGTTCTGCTTGAGTTGGATGTTTAGTCTGATATACTTTCCAATCTACAAGTGGTTTTTTAGTATTAATCCCAATTGGAATTAATGACCAGCCTTTATTTAGATATTTTTTCAGTTCTTTCAACATTGTCATCGTCCTTTCGTATCATCAATTTAACAGCTACCCCAAAAGGAATATTTTTAGATTTAGCAATCTCAACAGAGTTAATAAAAATAAATAAAGGACAGGTTCTTCTACATTGGAAAGACCTACTTGGACAACGCTGGCAAAATTTCTTTAATTGTTTACCTTCAATTATATACTTATGCTCTTCCATTACTTAACTCCCTACAAAATTTACTTACTGGACAATAAAAATCACATCGCTTCCCATCCCAGCTTTCTTCAGGACTACATTTTTCTGGTGGCTTATTTTCTATTAATGCTTTATGAAGTGCTTTAGCTCTGTTAATTAACTCTTCTTTTACTGTTTCTACTATTGGCACTTCCACTTCTACAAAGGGGCTTTCTATTTCTTTTTCATATTTGGTTCTCACCGTATAATCTTTTAGAATAAAAACAAGAATAAGTTTTTTAGCTTCAGGAAATTTAAATTCTCTATAACCATTTAACTGATAAACATACTTCTGGTCTAACCCATCTTTTTTTATTTTCTCTACTTCATAAGTTTTAACAATCTTAAAGTCATAAATAATTTTTCTTTTAACATCATATAAATCTGGCGTTAGCGTTATAAAAATATCTTTATCTATTTCTACTTTTGCAGTAGTATCGGGGTCAGCAATATAATCTTTATGTTTAAATTGTGAAATGTAATAATGAACTGCTGTTCCTATCCATACATTTCCTAAATCTGAAATTTCTACCATATAATCATATTTTCTATTAAGAAAAGCAATTCGGAGTGGATTAGCTAATTCAGTTAAATGATATTCATTTGGCTTAAGTTCCCTATCTGAAAGCAAAGACATCATTAGCGGAACAGGAAGGCAGGGAGATTTACACTTCTGGCAGTCTGCCAGCTTCTTTGTTCTTGGACACTTAATTCCTATCAGCATAAATTATTCCCATTTCCCACTTTGGACATACTTCTCAAAGATTGCTGTTATTTCCTGCAGGTTCTTAAGGCTTTTATTTTTTTGATGCTCCAAGAACATTACTGCCGTTCGCAGGACGCTCATCCTGTCAATGTTAGCATTAGCGTTTCCAGAAGGCTTTGGCATCCAGCGTTTTGAGGAAGATGCTGGTTCTTGAATTGGCTGTCCTTCTTTTGTTGACACAATATAATTGCCTTTAATTTGCACGGACATTTTTTGTGGAAAATCAAACCTTGACACTTTTTCCTTCGTGTCAAGGTTTAATTCTTCCAGAACCTTCGGGTCAAAGCAAGCTAAACGAGAGTTATCTTCCAGAACAAATGTCCAATAATTCTTTTTTAGCTTATCTGACCAGTTTTTCCAGATAGCAACTACACTAATAGAAGTTAAGCCGCTATCCTTTTCCTCTTTTTTTGACTGCTTTTTTACAGCCTTGGTAGATTTTTTAGCCATTTTTATTCTCCTTTAAATAAATTTTTATTAATTACTTTCTTTTTTTAGCTGCTCTAATTCTTCAAATAATCTTTCCATTTCTTCTTGTTGAAAGCTTATTTTTTCATCAAGTTCAGCGATTAATTCTTCATAATCAGCTAATACATTTTCTATATCTCTTGCCATCTCCAACGCATCCTCTAAAATTTGAGATAATGTTTTTGTCATTTTTTCTCTCCTTAATTTTTTTATTTTCATATCATACTGATATGCTTTGATAATCATATAACAACCAACAAATAATAAAGTTAAAATAATAAAAACACTAATAACAATCTCCCAGTTTATCTTCATTTTATGAAAATAAATAATCAGCAATGGCTTCTTCAACGCCAGTGCTAATCTCTGCAATATCATTATCATTTAATTCAAAACTTACATCTCCTTTAATTCTTTCAATAACCTTGCTTTTAACATTATCCATAACTTCATAAACAGTAATTTCTTTTCCATTTTCTTTTAATTCTGCCAAAGCATAGTCAAAACCCATTTCCTCTAAACTGTAATAAAGCCCATTAATCATTGTTTTTTCTCCTTTCAAAGGATAAGAATATTATATCATAAAAGCTAATCATTTGTCAAGACCTTTTACTTTACTCCTTTCTATATCAAAACTTATATTCCAAAGAACCTCATCTTTAAATGCTAACCTATAATTATTACTGCACCGTCTACACTTAATCGTAAGCTTTGTCGTCATCAAATTTGGTAGATAAAGTATTTGTTCAATTTTTAAACTTTTGCTCCCACATCGTGGACACCCAACCATTGCCGCAATGAACCTTACTGCTTCTTCAATCATTGTCAAAAAACCTTGCTTTTTCAAATTGCTCTTCTTCTCTTTTTAAAGGTTCATATTCGCAACCGTTGCACTCTGGAAATTCTGGCGGTTCTTTAAGGTCATCTGGTAATTCTTCATCAGGATAATTTCTCTTCCAGCTTTCTTTATCTGCTTCCCAATCAGCAAGCATTTCCTCATATTTTTCTTCAAGCTCTTTTAATCTTGGACAGTCCTCTGGACAATCAAATTCAATATCCCTTACATTATAAGCCAAATGGTTCTCAATCATTTTAGCTTCTCCTTTTATTTTTTCCTATTTCTATTTTTTTCATTATCCAAATCCCAGCAAAAAATCCAATTAAGAAAAAGAATCCAACTGTGCTTAACATATCTTCTACACTTCCCCTTATCCCAAACAAAAGAAACACTTTCTCCAACATTTCTATTCTTCCTTCTTAAAAAATTTTATTTGCTTTTTTAACATATTAACTTCTCGTTTTAATTTTTCATTTTCGAGTTCTTTATCAACATCTTGAATTTTTGAAGTAAGCCAGCCAAGCATAAAGCTAATTGAAAAAGTAAGGAAAAGAGCTAAGGCAAATATTTCTTTATCAATCATTTTTACTCTTTCTTAAAAAAGATGTTTAAAATAAATTCAAGTAAAAAAGTAAGAAGTAAAATTACTAAACAGCCTGCAGCTATTACCGCAAAATATCCAAATAAGTCAAAGATTACTTTCATCACTTTTATTCTCCTTTTTTATATCCTGATAAATATTATATCATTTTTCTTGCCTCTTGTCAATGCTTTTAAGCCTTCTTTTTATATCTCTTTTCCTTTCTTCCAACCCAACTAATAAAGATAAATCTTCACCACATTTTAAGCAAAATCTGCTCTTCTTTGTAATAATATTTACTGCTTGGCAATAAGGACATTTAATTAAATTACTTCGTCTTTTCATTTTATTCTTCTTTTGAATAATTTTTATTCATATTTTGAATATTTTTTTTCTTTTTAATTCTTCTTTACAATAATCTATCAGTAATATAATCAATTAAATCTTTCTCACTTTTTTCAATAAGAGTTCTTAAAGTATTAAATTCTGTTTCATTTTCATCAATAGGTGTTATAAACATAATCCGTCCTTCAACTGGCGGATAAGGCATCTCATCAAAAATAATTATAGCTGGACATAAGTCTGGAAAAAAACTTGGCATCCCTATAACGGGTGCAACTACGGGCTCAACTTTAGCATATCCTATACAACTTTCAATAAATTCTTTCATCTCTTCTTCAGTAAGAGTTCCTATAAACTTTATTCTTCTTAAATTAAAATCCTCGGTGATGTTTTCAATTTCATTTTCTGTTTCTTTCAAATTAAATTTTTTGTCTGGAAAATACTTTTGATAATTTTTTTCTTTTTCATCAAAACTTATTTCAAATAAAACATCATATTTCATTTTTATCCTCCAAGCTTAATTTTCATCAATATTATAGCATAATTTTTAATCTTTGTCAAGTTTTCTTCCAAGACATTTTTCAACATATTCTTTTGAGACCTCTTCAGGCATTGCCCAAGACCAATCTCCGACAAGGTATAATTTCCCGTCTTTTTCATAAATAGTTTCTATTACTTCCCCCGACATAAAAATTTTTTCTAAGATAACTTTAGCGTCTCTTGGCACGTTTTTGTTTGAGGTTTTCATTTTTATCCTCCATTAATTAAAATAAATAAAAAAGGGGGTTTCCCCCTTTTTATTAATAAAAAACTCTAATCGGAGCGGGCTCATCTTCAAAAAGTTTTTCAATCACTTTTTCAACTTGAGGAGTTAATTTACCAGCTTCAATTTCTTCTACAGGATTGAGATATTCTTCTTTAATAACAACGTCTTCTTTTGTTTCAATTTCAGTAAGATAGACGTCAAACCGTGCATAGTCTACACTTTCAACACCGTAGTTTGTAAAGTCCTGCAAAGGGTTTTCTTTAATTTTTTTCAATCCTTTTTCATCAGTTTCAATCTCAAGTATTCCCCCGCCTGTTCCACCACCCCAAAAACTAACAATCATTTCACCCAATAAAGTATACTTCTTTTCTTTCATTTTCAAACTCCTTTATTTAATTTTTATAGAATAGTAGAGCTTATCTGCTATTCTATAGTTTCTTTACAGCACGGTTAAATCAAACAACTTTTCAATTTGATGTAATCGATTGAATAATTCATCTTGGCTTAATGGCTTTTCCTCGGATAAGTAAGGTTCAATAATCTTATAGACTTCAAAGTCAACGCTTAATGGCGCTATTATCCGATTGCCTTTGATATGAATAACGTTATTGCCATCTTTTCCGACTAATACTCTTACCGTTAAACCCGAATTGCTAAAACGCTCAATAAAATTTTTTTCTTTTTCTTTCATTTTCATTTTCCTTTCATTTTTATTTTCATCTTTCATTTTCAAAGCAATTATACCATAAAAAATCTTTTTTGTCAAGCTTTCTTCAATTTTTCTTTTTACTTTGATTTTTCATTTTAGTTAATTATAACATAGAAAATTTTTTTGTCAATGTATTGACAATTAAAATGATTTATGCTATAATTACTTTGAAAATGAAAGAAAAATTAAAATGAAAGGAAAGAAAAATGAATAACAAAGATTTAGTTTTTGAATTTGTTAGAGGAAATTACAAAAAGGATTATAGACGAGTTAATAACTTGTCTTATCGAGTTTACAAAGACAACGGCGAATATTCAATCTTGTTTTCTTACTCAACGGCTATAGCGGTAAAGAAAAATGATTTTTTTATCCTCAACAATAATTACTATAGCCACACTACGGCGTGTCACTATGTAATTTTAAAACGGTGTCTGTATGCTAAACAAGAAAATTATATCGAGATGAATTTCCCATTATTATACCAAGCTCAAGTATATCCTGAAAACCTTAAAATTTTAGATGTTGTAAGAGTTTATGATGATTATAGCTTTCTCAAGGAATATTTTATCTTGTTTATGGCGAATCAAGGAATAAATGGTGATTTTTATTTTTTATACGGCACAGATAGTGGATTAAAAACACGGCATAAAGATTTTTTATGTAAATTACCAGATAAAGTAGAAAATGTTTCAGAAGCTTTAGATATGTTAAATCCTATACCGATTGAAGAAAGAAACGGCGTCTTAAGACAAGGCGAATTTTTCTTTAAACCTATCGGAAATACCAAAGAGCTAAAAAAACTAATTAATGAAAAATATCGAGATAAGTTATTATCAGGAACAAAATTACAATCAATCAAAAATTATAGTATTGAACAAATGGTTTTTCCAGAATGGCAAAATTTTATCGCTTATAATCATCATCAACCAACTAAACTAATTATCTTAAAAGATAATATCATTTTTTGTCAAGGTCAAGTTAAGCATACTCTCAAAGAACATAAAGTTTTACATTTAGAAAAAAATGTTTGGTATCAAATGATAAAAAATACCGCTATTCAGTCTTGGACGGCGACCAACAACAATGATTAAGTTTTCTTTTTCATTTTAATTTTTACTATTAACGGCTGTTAATTTAAATGATTAAATTAACAGCCGTTAATTTTTTATTTAAATTTAAATCCGAGTAAACTTATCGGATTAATAAGATTTATCTAAAAATTTTTAAAATTTATAAATTCTATTTTTAGATAATCACTATAAATCCTATCGGATTACTCGGATTTAGCTATTTTTTATTTTTGAAGAATAAAAATTTTTAAGATTTTTTATAAGTTATTGATAATAAATAAAATAGAAGCATAAAAATTTTGGCTTGGGGCTTGACATTTAAATTGACTTGGCGTATATATTATATCGGAGATAGAAAAATGGACGTTGATTTTAGAAAAGAAATAATGATTGAAATAGCCGAGAAAATTTGTAAATCTTGGGGATTAGAAAAACCACCGATTAATTTTTATGGGTGGTTTACTTTGTTTGATTTAGACAATGAATCAGTTTATATTGAAGATGATTTACTTAAAGAAAAAGATATAAAAAAAGTAGTATTTGCCTTAATTCACGAAATATCTCATTATGTAATTTATCAAGCTTGGAAACAAAAACTTTTAATAACAGATATTATGAAACATCCTCACAATACTGATTTTTGTATTGTGTTATATACTAACATAAAAACAGCAGGATTTAGCATACAATCTTATTTGAAAAATGCTATTGAATATCCTATTGTCAAAAAAATATTAAAAGAAATTGAAAAAGAAAACTTAAAAAATAAATCGGAGCTATAAAATGGAACTTAAAAAACAAAGAAAAAAAGTAAGTTGGCTAACAATAATTATTTTATTTGTTTTGGCTATTATATCGGCATATTTGTATTTAGAAGTCTTAGGATTTTGAAAGCCGTAAGTCCTGAACCTAAAAAGGCAGGCAGGCTTGGAGATAAAAAATGAAAAAAGAAAAAGAAAACTACATTAGGTTTTCGTATGCAAACAGGACTTGGATGTGGCCAGTAACTGGAAACAAAGATAACTGGTGTTTTGCTATACCTGCTTGTAGCTCTGAAGAAGACCAAGGTTGGGTATTATCGGTTGATGTTATTGATGGAATTGATGATGAATTTTTGCTTATAGCAGAGGAAAAAATTCCATATATTTTTATATAAGGAGAATAAAAAATGAAAAACAAAAAAGAAAAAGAAACAAAAGAAAGTCCAGAGATTGAAGAATTTGAAGAATTAGTGAAAGTAGTAAGTTTAGATGAATTGATTGAAGACGAGATTGAAAATTTTACGGCGGAGAGAGAGCTTTTTAATGCTATCTATTCTGACGATGAATTTTAGCTAATTCTTTAATCTCTGGTAAAAGTAAGCTCTGGATTTTTTAATCCAGAGCTTACTTTTTTATATAAATTAAATCCTATTAGTCTTATATGATTAATAAGATATAATTAATATATAATTATTAAATAGAACCGCTATATAATTATTAATATTATTTATAGATAACATAGATATTATAAATAACATAAAGATTATTGATAACATAGAACCTTGCTTTATTTTTCTTTATTCAATTTTTATTATAGAATTATTTTTATTTTTTTAATTAATCATAATTAATTTATAAATTCTATTATTGATAATCATTATCAATTGAGAATTATTCTCAATAATAAATTAATCCGAGTAAGGATTGCTATTAAATTAAATCCGATTAATTTAGTAAGATTTAAATCCGAGTAATTCAATCGGGATTAAGCTTTGCTATTTAAAGCTTTTATTTTTTTATTCTTATTAATCCGATGAAAATAGTCGGAATTATCTCAAGCCAAACGGCAGGCATCACCCGTTGACCTGCTTCGAGCCGCCAGACGGACGGAATCTATCCCGACATATGGATTATAATTTTTGTATAGGGAAGGAAGGAAAGGGGGATAAAGGGGGGTATAGATAGATAGGTAAAACTATATATTAGCATCGAAAAAAATATTATAATCTATGTTATAATAGATATTATAAAAATATGTTATATACTATATTAAAATAATTTATTATTTTCTGAATTGATAATTTAAACTATTAGTAGTCAAAAAAGAGAATTAATAGTTTATAAAATAATACTTGACATATTCTTTCTAATATGCTATAATGATAATATGGAGATATGAAATGGATAAAAAATTAATTATTGATATGGCAGTAGAATTTTTAAAAGAAGTGGAAGGATTTAGAAGTGAAGTATATGATGACCTTGCTGGTCTTCCAACTATTGGTTATGGTCATCTTGTGACTAATAAAGAAAACTTTAAGAAAATTACTAAAGAAGAAGCAGAAAACTTATTGAGAAAAGATATTATCTATTTCTTGCACATAATAGAGCCTTTAATAGAAAGAGAACTTAATGAAAATCAATGGGCAGCTATTTTAAGTTTTGTTTATAATATTGGTGTATTTAGATTTAGTTTTTCTACTTTTTTAATGAAGTTAAATGCAGGTAAGCCATTAGAAGAAGTTGCAAAAGAGTTTGATAGATGGATATATGTCAATGAAGAGCCAGTGCAGGGATTAATAAACAGAAGAAAGGCAGAAAAGGAATTATTTCTATCAGGACTTGACAAAGGCAATAAAAAGTGATATAATAATTATAATGGAGAATAAAGATGACTTTTACTTATCCCAAGATAGAAACTCTCTATAAGAGGGATACGAGAGGAGTAGTTATTGAGGGAGATTATAGAAATCCATTATTTCCAGTAGTAAAATACTGGCAGGTAACAGAAAAGATAGATGGAACAAATATTAGAGTTGAATTGACTGAAAATGGAGAGGTAAATCTTTATGGAAGGAAAGAAAATTCTCAAATCCCCCAACCGCTTGTTAATTATTTGACAAAAACTTTTACTAAAGAAAAAATGCAGCAATTATGGTTAACAGATGAAAAATATCCAATCCTTCTCTTTGGTGAAGGATATGGAAAAGGAATTCAGAAAGTTGGTGAACTTTATAGAAGTGATGTTTCCTTTAGACTTTTTGATGTTGTTATTTTTTACCATAACAGAATAATCTGGCTTGACTGGGAAGATGTAGAAAAGTTTGCTCAAAAGTTAGAGATAAATACAGTTCCTTTTCTTGGAGAAAAAACTTTAGGAGAAACTATGCTAATGGTTAAATATGGTTTTTGTTCTACTGTTGCCAAAGAAGATATTGGTAAGACAGATGTGCCAGCAGAAGGAATTGTAGCCAGAAGCCCATTTTATGACAAAAATGGAAATAGAGTAATTTTTAAATTAAAGACAAAGGATTTTAGAGCAAAATGACTATGCCAGTAACTATTGTAAGAGTTTTAGTTCCTTCTTATAATGAGGAAGGATTTAGAGAAAAGTTTAAAAATGCTATTAGAAGAACCGAGTGGGTTTCAAATGAAGGAAAGTATGTTGAATTTATTCTGGAAAATTACACTGAAGAAGATATTGAAAACTTAATTGGATATAATCTCTTCTGGAAGAAAGAAGAGGGTCTTAAAAATTTTTACTATTGAGAACAATGAAATTTAATATTAAATCAGTAATTATTTTACCTGTTGAAAAAGGTGGATATATGGTTAAGTTAAAGGGTGGGATTGATGGGAAAGAAAGTCTATCTGTCTATGTTGGTAGTTTTAAATCCTGTTTAGATTATGCTCTTGATATTATTGTTCCACACGAAAAAAATTTTTATGATAGGCTGGAAGAGAAAAATGATTTATGATTTTAAGTGTAAAAATTGTAGTTATGAAGAGCGTGATAAACGCTCTGATAAACCATTGGAAAATACTATAATTTGTCCTAAATGTGGGCAGAAAACTTTTGAAAAAATTTTTAGCACAAAAAACGTGCTTATAAAATTTATGGGAATAAAAGGAGAAAAACAATGAGCTGGTTTATTTTTATTTTGGTTCTTGGTTATTTTGGTTTTAATGTTTCTCTTTTCTGGGTTGAACACGAATATCGAAATAGTGGTTTATTAAAAGAAATTATACTTCTTTTATTTGGCTGCTTTATAGAAGCAGTGGAGAATTTTAGAGTTATTTTTCGTAAGAATAATCAACTATAAGGAGAACTAAAGATGTTTGAAAATAGTCTTTATAATTCAATGTTAGCTTGGATTGGTGGAGTTGGATTAGTTCAGGTAATAGTAGAATATTTAAAAAAATTATTCTGGTTTGTTAAAGATAAAAAGCTTCTTGGATATGTTCTATCAATTCTTGTTTCTTTTGCTGTTGCTGCTTTATACCTGTATCTAATTGGAAGTAAGATATATCCTGAATTTATCCTCTATGGAATTCCTTTTTGGGTAACAAGTTCTGGGATTTATGATATTTATCATCCATCGAAACAGCAATGAAAAAGAAAATGATTTTTATAATTGTAACGGTATTAATTTTGTCTGCTGGGTTATTTTTCTATGAACAGGGACGAATATCACGGCTTAAAGCTGAAGCAGTTACAGAGAAAGAAAAAATAGCTGAACTGGAAAAGCAATCAAAAATATTAGATAATCAGCTCTCAACATTAGTAAAGTTAAACAAGAACCTTGAGGCAAAATTTCAGGGTCTTGAAAAAGAAAAATCAGAATTAATAGCAAAGCTCAAGGATAGTGAAAAACGGCTGGCTGAAATTCAAGGGCAGGTTGAGGCGATGACGCCAGATGAGATGGTTCAGACAACGAGAAGAATTTTGAAGGATAATGGCGTTGAAAAAATAGACGCTGGAGCGAGATTTAGTCTGGCGGCGTTTAAGAAAAATACTTCAATCCTACTTCAATGGGAAGAATTTAGCCTTATAAAAATTCCAGCATTAGAGCAAAAAAGTGACTTGCAAGAGAAAGAACTACTTAACCTTGAGAACCAAGTTTTCCTTTGGAAAGAGAGCGACCGAATATGGAAACAGAAGAACGCATTGTGGCTTGGAGAGAAGACTACTCTTAATGACCTGCTAAATAATTATCAGAAACAAATTAGTAGCCAGAAAAGACAGAAATTCTGGACGCTGCTTTTAGGTCTGGCTGCAGGGTTTGGAATTCACGCCTTACTTGGGGGTAAGTAAGATGGCAGCGAAAGAATATTATGACAATTCTGGAATTTCTACAGATGAAATTGAGTATATTCCAGTATATCCTAAATATGCCACAAATTATACTGTAGATAAAAAAGAAACTACTGTTGTTGAGGAACTTAATAAGCTTAATAAAAGGCTTGACAGAATTATAGCAATCTTGGAAGAAATTAAAAAGGAGTTAAAATGAACGATAAGATTAACAAAATTAAACAGGCTTTAATTATACAGATTGAAAATGGTTGGCTGTTACAGATTAATCAGGATAAGACTTATTATGCTGCAACTATAGAAGGGGTTGCCAGACTTCTTGAGAACCTGAATATAGCTGTTGATGAAGAAAGACTTGACAAAAGTTGAAAAATATGATATAATATAAGTATAGTGGAAGAAGAGCTATATTTAGTGGGTGGTCGTAGTGGCAAATATTGTGACAGGGGTGGGGGTCAGCCACTAATCTTAAACTTTATCAAGATGACTATAATTATTTGTTTTTTTGTAAAATAAGGAGAATAAAATGGATTATACTGATGAAGAAAAGAAAAAGAGAGAAGAAGAGAAACAGAAATTAATGGAACAGTTTCCAACTTTAGATGATATTAAAGCTGAACAGATAAAAGTTCAAAAAAGGATTAATGACGCAATGAGGGGTAATTGGGAAGCTGATGAGACTGGAGTAAATGCTCTGCAGGATAGATTAGCTCTTCTACAAGAAATAGAGCGAGAGTATAAGGAAAAGAAATTAAAAAAGAAAGTTAAACAAAGTCTGCAAGAGGCAAATTTTGGGGTAAAAAGTGAGGAGACCTAAAAGCTTACCAGTTAAAAATAAAACTCCTTTAACTGCCAGAGAAAAGAAGTTTG